GAGCATGAACAACAGCAATTTATCTCGCTTTTGCAGACTCTCGGCCCGAATACGCCTGTTTTGCCTATCATTTTGAAGGGAATCATGGCTAATTCTTCTCTGTCAAACAGGTATGAGTTGATTGCCATGCTAGACAAGATGGCTACGGCTGATCCACAAGCTCAACAAGCACAACAAATGCAACAACAATTGGCTATGCAACTAGCTCAAGCCCAGATTGCTGTCCAAACTACTCAGGCAGAGCAGAATAAGGCTGAAGCGCAAAAGTTAATGACTGAAGCGCAATTGATGCCTATTGAATTGCAAGCTAAGAGTATGGCAGCTAACACCAAGAATCTTCCAACTGATGACGCTATGGCTTCAAAAGAGTTCGATAAGCGTGTCAAGATTGCTGAATTGATGCTTAAAGAGGCTGATATTCAAAATAAGGCCAAGATTGTTGATAAACAGATGACTAGAGCATGAATCAAGAGCTTCAGAAGTATTACGAAGAGAGGTTTTCAATGATGTCCACTCAAGGGTGGAGAGAATTGATAGAAGATGTTGACAAAATGATAGAACCTTTAAATAATATTTCAACAATTGCAGATGAAAAAAGTCTACAATTCAGAAAAGGTGAGTTATCAATCCTTATTTGGCTGAAAAACTTGAAACAAGTCAGCGAAAGAGCTTTTGAGGACTTAAATGAAAAGAATATATGAATTTGCCTGTAAAAACGGGCACAAAACAGAGAGACTTGTTGATTATGAGACAGCAAGTTTCGTATGTGAATGCCTTGAGGAATCTCATCGCATTCTCTCTGCGCCTTATTTTAGGCTTGAAGGATGGTCTGGTTCATTTCCAACGGCTCATGCCAAGTTTGATAAAAGCCATCAAGACAAGTTGAAATCTGAGCGCAAACTCAACTCATAAGCAATTATGCCGAGTTGAATCTCCTACAACCGATAGACGGCAGGAAAAGGAAAGAAGTATGTTAGTTGACAACGACAAAGAAGAGTTTGGTGAGTTAGAAATTGAGCAACAAAAGACAGAGCAAAAGTCTGACCTTCCTGAGAAATACAGGGATAAAAGTTTAGATGACATTGTGAAGATGCACCAAGAGGCTGAAAAGCTAATTGGAAAGCAAGCACAAGAAGTAGGCGAAGTCCGTAAGTTAGCCGATGAACTTATTAAACAGAACCTTGGGTCACGACAGCAACAGACTAGACAGGAAGAGCCTGAAGTAGATTTCTTTGAGAATCCACAGAGGGCAGTTCAGAGGACAGTTGATAATCACCCAGACATCCTAGCGGCACGTCAAGTAACGCTAGAAATGAAAAGGTCACAGATTCAACAAAGGTTAGCGCAAGAACATCCCGACTTTGGAGACATCGCCAAAGATCAGGACTTTGCAAATTGGGTGAAGTCTAGCCCTGTTCGCATTAAAATCTTTGAGCAAGCCGATGCGGGATATGATTACGACTCAGCTAATGAATTGCTATCTACCTACAAGCAACTTCGTGGCGTTAAGAATAAGCAAGTAAGCGATGCGGGAGAAGCATCAAGAAAGCAAACTCTTAGGGCTGTTGGAGTTGATACAGGTGGTTCTGGTGAATCATCAAAGAAAGTATATCGAAGGGCTGACCTTATTCGGCTGAAAATGCAAGACCCTAACCGCTATGAAGCGTTATCTGATGAAATCATGGTAGCGTATCAAGAAGGTCGGGTCAGGTAAAATTTAACTATTTGGAGATTTAATTATGGCTAATACAGCATTCGCACCTAACAATGCAACCACAGTAACCACAGCAGCTAACTTCATTCCTGAAATTTGGAGTGATGAAATTGTTGCTAGTTACAAAAAGAACCTTGTTCTAGCGAACTTGGTTATGAAGATGAACTTTAAGGGCAAGAAAGGTGACACAGTTCACATTCCAGCCCCTGGTCGTGGTTCAGCTTCAGCAAAGACTAAAACAGACGCAGTTACCTTAATTGTTGACACGGCTGATGAAGTCCAAGTTCTGATTAACAAGCACTATGAATATAGCCGTTTGATCGAAGATATTGTCGAAGCACAAGCATTGAACTCAATGCGTAACTTCTACACATCTGACGCAGGTTATGCCTTGGCTAAACAAGTCGATACAGACTTGATTCAGTTGGGTCGTTCTGCCAATGGCGGTACTGCTGGTAGCGCACGTTATGACGCTGGTTATGTTGGTGGCGATGGTACAACTACTTTCGACTACTCAGCTAACTCTAGCACTGGTAATGCTTCTGCTCTGACTGATTCGGCTATTCGTCGTACTATTCAGCGTTTGGATGACAATGACACTCCTATGGATGGTCGCTTCTTTATCATTCCTCCTTCAAGCCGTAATACATTGATGGGTCTTGCCCGTTATACAGAACAGGCTTTTGTGGGTGATGGTAACGCTATCCGCAATGGTGAAATCGGCAACCTTTATGGCATCCCCGTGTTCACTTCTAGCAATGCTGACTCTGCATCTGCAACTGCCGCCTATCCAACTAGCGGTACTGCTATTGCTCGTGTTTGCTTGATGGGTCATAAAGACTCTATGGTTCTGGTTGAGCAAGTTGGTATCCGTTCACAAGTTCAGTACAAACAAGAGTACCTTGCTACTCTGTTTACATCTGACACTTTGTATGGTGTTGCCGCTTTGCGTAAAGCCGCGACTACTGGTGCGGCTACGTCCTCATCTATGTTTGCCTTGGTTGTTCCTTCTTAATTGATACAACCTTTCCCTCACCTTCGGGTGGGGGATTTTTTACATTAAGGAGATTTATTATGGCAGCAGCAACAGCAGTTGTTTCTCGTAGGGGAAATGACCAGTTCCGTGGTTTGTTTACAGACACTTGGGACGTTTCATGCACTTTGGATACAGCATCTATTGGAACAACAGCCACTACTACTGATACAGTAACAGTGCCTGGCGTTCTTTTGGGTGATATGGTTATTGGTATGTCAATTGGTGTTTCAGAGGCAGGTCTTATGCGTAGAGCATATGTCTCAGCCGCTAATACTGTGACTATCGTTTCTATCAACCCAACTGGTAGTTCTGTTGATTTGGCATCTACAACTTTACAGTTGATGATTGCTCGTCCAATTCAGTAATCATATAAAAGGGGGCTAATACCCCCCTTTTTTTGGAACTATTATGGCTACATATAAGTGCTTACAAAGTGGAAACACAGTATCTTTCACCTATCAACATGATATTGATACGATGAAGGGTCATCAAGGATATGTAAGAATTGATGAAGTTCAACAAGAGACTTCTGAAAAGCCTTTAATATTGTCTCAACCTAAACCCAAGAAAATGGGCAGACCAAGAAAGACTGAAAATGTCTGATATTGATCCACGAGAATTTGGCAAGTTGGAAGCCCAAGTTGAGGCTTTACAAGCTGAAGTTCATGCTATGCGTGAAGATATTAAAGCCCTTTTAGAGATGGCAAATAGGTCAAAAGGTGGCTTCTTTGTCGGAATGGCTATTGCCTCCGTAGTCGGTGGCTTTATATCCTTTATTGCCACAAAGGTGATGAAATGAACTTACTTACTGGCGTAGTGTGTCCTATAGCGACACAAGATATATCGGTTAATCTGAAGAACCGAAATAACGCTTTTAAGAAGTTTGGCTATGGGCCACCAAATCCCAAAGAAGCAAATGAAGCATTTTGGTTAACAAAAGCCAAGATGTATAACGCTCCTACTGAAACAATCAAAGGTATGCGCTGTGGAAACTGTGCTGCTTTTATCCAAACACCTAAGATGATGGAATGTATCTCAAGTGGATTGGAAAAAGATGAAGGTGAAAACGAGTTATCTTATGACCAAAATTTCATTAAAGCCGCTGATCTCGGCTATTGCGACCTATTTCAATTTACTTGTGCTTCTGCCCGTACTTGCGATGCGTGGAAAGGTGGCGGCCCTATTACTAAGGAGAAACCATGAAAACAATGAAAAATCCAAATGAAAAGAAGCCCAAGGGAATGCCAATTGCAATTATGATTGCTGTTGGTAAACCAAAAATGGCTCTTCCTAAAAGTGGTCAGCGTACTGCTACCAACATGATGAAAAAATCTTCTAGAGGTAAATAATGTCTTCTTTAACTACTCCAGTTACCCTCCTTAGTGCTGTTACCGCCACTGGCGCATCAAAAGCAGTTCAGGCCGATGCTGGTCAACCTGCATTCCTTCAAGTTTCAGGCATTACAAGTGCTACTGTTGCTTTGCAAGGAAGTCTAGACGGAACAACATATTCAACAATTGGTACGGCCTTAACTGGTGATGGCATTATTACTGTGGCAAATGCGCCTAAGTATCTAAGAGCCAACTGCACCGCTTATACATCTGGAACAATCACTGCAAAGATCATGTACTGATATGAACAAAACTAAAGCTGAAACTAAGATTAGCAAGGTTATGCGTGAATATGGTGCGGGTAAACTGCACTCTGGGTCTAAGAAAGGCCCTGCCGTAACTTCTAAGAAACAAGCCATTGCCATTGCCTTGTCTGAAGCTGGCATGACAAAGAAGATGCCTAAGAAGAAATGAAATCTCCTGCTTGGCAAACAAAAGAAGGGAAAAACCCCAAGGGGGGCTTGAATGCCAAAGGGAGAGCATCGTATAATGCAGAAACAGGTGGCAATTTAAAACCACCAGTTAAGTCGGGAGATAACCCTCGTAGGGCATCCTTTTTAGCACGAATGGGCAATATGCCTGGCGCTGAGATGAAAGATGGAAAGCCTACCCGACTTTTACTTTCTCTTAGAGCTTGGGGCGCAACG